ACGATCATGCCGAGATACTGGTATTACTAGCTTCATATTAAAATAACATTGTGAATGTTGCCGTGAACTTTATCGGAGACGATGGATATCGTTCATCAACGAACTCTTGGCAATTCACCTTCCTCCACACCCTCCGAGGCATAAAGAAAGCATACTCGTAAATGCCGCGAGAAATAATGATAACTTTAAAGCCTGCCCTATCAAGCGCGAATCCACTGCCATTGATTGCGCGTGATACCGCAATAGCAAGTGGAGACTTTGTGGGGTCATGTTTAATTCCATTAACATAATCTTCTGGTTTAACTATGATTTCAAAATCAATGTCTGGACGCTTCTTGTCAATAAAAATCTCTGACTTAGTTTTCTGGATTCCCAGTTCTTGTAGGAGTGTCATTGCAAAAATAAAATAACAGACTATAATTTTATTGCAATAACTAATTGCGATATTTTTTGTTTTATTATAATATTTTTTAAATGAATTTTGCTCCTATTTTTGGCGATCCAATTGAAGGATACCTTCACCAATATGGATTTAACTGGCGTAAGGGAACACACCAAATAGCTATTGAGTTAGCTATGTTCCGTGAGAAGATAACAAAAAGAATACCCGCTGATACTGGCGCTGTAGATACATTCCATCACTTTCAAAGGATAGCTAAGGCATTTTGGCCTGAGCGTGACAGCAAGGCTACCGTTAATTTTATATGGCATCCATGGGCTGAACGAATGATTCGTGCCGCTTGTGACCATGAATACCTTGCAATTGCAGGTTCCGGTGGTTGCGGTAAGTCAGAAGCGTACGCAATATGGGCAATCATCAACTATCTTGCCGATCCAGAGAACACAACGGTTCTTGCTACATCAACAACTATCAAAGCATCCAAGCAGCGTATTTGGGGAAAGATCACGCGATACTGGGGAGTATGCGAGCAGCTTGGTTTACCGGGGCACCTTGTGGATTCAGAGAATAAAATCAGCTTTGTTGGTATTGGCGGAAAGCGATCAGACCTTTCTGGTATTGTTCTTATTCCTGGTGAGAAAAAGAAAGAGCGTGATGCTACTGGCAAGATGCAAGGTATCCACAACAAAAACGTGATCTTCGTTGCAGACGAGCTTTCTGAGCTTTCTGAGGCTATTACTGAAGTTGCATTCTTTAACTTATCTAAGGGTTGCGAGCGATTCCAATTTATCGGAATATCAAACCCAGCTTCATATGTGGATGCTTTTGGTAAGTTTGCTAAACCAAAAGAAGGATGGGATTCAATTGATGTAGACGATGAAGAGTGGAAGACAGATCGTGGAGTGTGTTTGCATTTTGATGGGTTGAAGAATCCAAACATGGTTGCCAGAAAAAAGATTTACTCATGGATGGAGGGACCGCAAGATTTTGAGAAGATTCCAGAAGATGCAAAAAATACCTCGTCGTTCTGGAGGATGTATCGCGGATTCTGGTGTCCGGCTGGAATTACGGATCAAATATATTCAGAGATTGAAATACTAAATTCAAAGGCTACAGATAAAGCTGTATGGCTTGATAATGATAAGGCGAAGGTTGCATTCCTTGATCCTTCATTTACCAATGGTGGAGACAGAACTGTGCTTTACTTCGGAACCGTTGGGAAGCTTGCTGAACCACATGGTTATCGAGGACTTCAGTATGATGAGTTTCTTGTATTCAGCGAGGATGTTACTGACAAATCAATGACAAGATCACAGCAAGTTGTGCAATGGTTTCGAAACGAATGCCTAGCTAGGGGCGTTCAACCAAAGAATGCTGGATACGATAAGTCTGGCGCTGGTGGTCCACTAGGAGATTTTATCTCCGTAGCATGGTCAAAAGATGTATATGGCCTTCAATTTGGTGGACGAGCATCTGAAAATCCAGTGTCAGCTTATGATCCAACCCCGTCACACGAAAGATATGTTAACTCTGTATCTGAGATTTGGTATTCAGCTAAAGAGTATATGCGAACTGGTCAGATCAAAGGAATCAGTGATGATCTATTGCGGGAAATGTGCATGAGGAAGCTTGATCCTAATGGAGAGAAAAACCTAGCTCTCCGCATTAAAGTTCTGCCTAAGTCGGAAATGAAATCAAGGTTTGGCATATCGCCCGACATTGCTGACGCGGGGATGGGTCTATTAGCTCTCGCGAGGGAGAGATTGAACCTTGATAGCTCTAAAGCAATAAAAGCGTTAAATACGAACAATAGGGTTGCAAGCAGCGGATGGAAGCAAGCATTCAGCAAATTTCGATCTATCTATTGATCAATCCCTGCTGTTTGTCTCGGTGGAAGATAACGGCATCATCGCGTATAATGTGATTGTCTCTTGGAAAGATATGCTGGCTGCATCGCCTTGTTGGGCGTATTTTCTATTTTGCCTTCTGTTACGCCACGTAGGGTGTTTGCGGCTCTAGTAGCATGAGCTGTTCAGGTTTGGATATAATGCCGTGGTTATGCAGATCGAATCCGGCTAAGTCGAAATTACATATAAGCGCCTCAACAATCGGCTTGCGATTTTCTTCCTTTGCTCCTGAGTGGTAAAAGTGATCCCGAGTTAAGATATTAAAACTCGACCAATATTTTGGGATCGCTATATTCTCGCGATAATCATTATGGTGCCATGATGACATAACAAACTTGGCGGGCGTGATACTTAGTGCGCGTGCCAAAGTTGCCTCATGCTCCTCTGTCCAATTGTTATAATAGTCAGCATATCGCCCCAAATAGGGTGGGTCGCAATAAATAACATCACCCGCTTTTGCGGATTCAATGGATACTAGGAAGTCCTGATTTAGGAATCTCCAGTTTGGACGAATAATCTTTGCGATAACATCTACTTGATTTACGATCTTAGTAACATACGCCTGTGCGAAACGATCTGGCTTTTTGCAAAATGGAATATTCCATCGGCCCTTTTTGGAGAAACGCATCATACCATTAAAGCCAGCGCGTGATAAAAACAAGAAGTCTAGGGGGGAACCCGATTCATTGAAACGATCTCGCACACATCGATAATGATCGTAGCCGTCATCGTCGGCGTTTCTCAGTAAATCCCCTTCCTTAACGAGGTATTCTTTTACCGATGCGGGGTTAATTGTGCCCGCTTGTATGGCGCTATAGAATTTAATAATATGCGGGTTCGAGTCGCCAAAAATCGCGGATGTTGGCTGCATATTGAAACCGACAACTCCTGTGCCCATAAAGGGCTCGATCCAATTATCAAATTCATGACCCACTACATTTCTTATCCACGGCACTAACTTCGTCTTAATACCCTGACTTTTTAATGGAGGTGTAAATATCTTCATGCTTCCTGTAGTAATTCCTCAACACGCTTTATATCATGCATGAATCTTTCGACAATTGGGTCATACTTTTTATCGTTGGAAGTTTCAGAGATAATCTTCTCTTCAATCTCTTTATTCTTTCCAACAACACCATTGTTTCTTGCTTCGTTTATTAAAACATCAATTGCATAACTTTTAAGCGTCTTTACATTTGTCGTTAGCTTCCACCCGCCAGGAGGTGATTCGTGCCTATCAAGCCTCTGTATCTCTCTTGTTATCTCAATATCAATTCCTGATATTGTTGTGTCTATCGTTCCATCGTAACAAAATGCAGCATTGTCTCGTTTATAGATACAATCTGGTTGCCATAAACAAACCTCTTGAATTGTTTTATGCTTTAGTCCTTCAGCTACACAATTTGAAGAACTCTGATTACCAATAAAACAATCAGAGCTATTTATAGCAGTTGCAAGTTCAAGGTAATTATTGATTATCAATCGCTCTACCTTGCCATACTTATTGCAGAAAATATCATATTCATTATCATGTCCAACGAATAGCATCTTGTCGCCAAGTATTTTAACAAGTTGAACCCACGGGAATAGCGGATTCGCATATCTTTGTGTCTTGTTAACAATAATTGATCCTTTGTATTTCTTATCTACAGGAGCAGTTATCCAAGGTTTAGACAAATCCACTTCTCGCTTAACCCAACTTGCATGATTTACTATAAGCGGTTTTCCCCACTCTAAACCACCACGTCTAAAGTCAACAAATGACTCGTCAATGCTTTGATTTTTATAGCTACAGCACTTATCTATATATGTCTGAAACTCAATAAGTGGCGATAGTAACTTAACGGCATTAGGGTTATTTTGAATGTAGTAGTTTGACTTGCTTGTTGTTGCAGACTTAACAACTGACAAACTTAGAATAATATCACCAAAGTCTCTTTCGTGTAAGAAGTTCATATATGTTTCCAGCAATGTTTTATTTTCTCAAAGTCTTGTTTAATCTCTTCATTCAATCCTTCCCTCTGCACATCAAGCGGGACATGGACGGCAGCTTTCAACGAGCAACTACATACCAAGCAAGCACCCAGTTCATTGTCTCGTTCTGTCTTTCTATTTCCAAGGATAGAGCTTAATAGCGTTAGAACAGCACCCATACACGCTCCACATGAAAATTGGAGTGTAGTATTCATTGGGCAAGCAGCGCAAATTGTAGCCCGTTTCTCAGCTTCTTCTTGGCTAACAAATGCAGCCTTGCCGGACAAAGTTGATTGCGCCCATGTTTTCATCATGTTTAAAAATGAAAGCACAGACGTTAGTGAAAGTCTCCGTCTTGTTATTTTCTTCATATCTGCACTTACACACAATCTTCCCCAATGCGTGTTTTGCTTGCACATCTCTGAAATAAACTCTTCCTCCCATGTTGGAGTAAGAAATATCCCATTAGCTGCACAATGGTTTTTGTATGCATTACATATAGCCCGATAGTCGTAATGTTTGAACTCAATGCCAGTCTGTGGAACTTTAATCTTCCATCCGCCAGGAGGAGATGTTGATTTATCAATATACTCGTATTTGATCATTCGTTCCTTAATCTCTTCACAGCACGAACTGCCATGTCGGAAGCTCCTGTGACTTTGATTCCATCAATTGAATATCCGCGAACATACTTTTCAAGTTCATCATCATATTTGTTTACAGGTAAACTTTCAAGTCTCTTCCGATTTTTGAACATTTTGTCAGATACAATACGTCCATACTCACGAACATATACCTCAAATTCTTTGTCTGTCAGAACATCGCCAAAGCGTTTTTGTGCATTTGATCTTGTAGGAATGGATGGGCCGCTGCCTTTGCTCAAGATCAGTTCATTGAGTTCATTTTCTGGAGTGTTTTTAGGGAATGAAAACACAGCAGGCACACCGAGCTTAAATAGCCTGTCTCCCCAGTCATCAGCACGAATTGGTTGTCCGAGAGCATTAAGAGCCTTAGTGCCTAACCACGGCCCAACAATAGGGGTATTAGCATAGATGGCTCCCTGCATTGAAGACCTGTCAACTGGATCACTAATGAAATCCGAAATGTTCCTTGATAGGGATGATCCAACAATTGGGATAAATGTTTTACCAAAGAACCCGGCTTGACCAACAAGTTCTTCTGTGATCTTTCCATCTTTTGAGGCATCAAACAAAGGCTTGGTAAAAGCAGCATACGGGCCTCTTTGAGCCAAGGCAAAGAATGCAGACCCCAACACCTCTGCGGCAAGGTTCAAGCTCTCTGGCTCTTTTTTAGCAAGGTTAAGTTTTTCTTTGATGCGCCAATCATCCAACCCGCCAGCAAGCATAATTGGGAAGAACAATGCTTCACCACCTCTTCCAATGTTAATTGGGATAACCGTATCTCCCATAACAATGTTAATGCTGTATGGTTTATATTTTTTGTGCCATGCATCAAAATATTGCCTGTCTGCACTATAGCTCGGCCCATTTCCAGTAATAACAATTTTAAACTTCTTCTCGTCATCTTCGTCGGTTGAGCTTCCGGCAAGAGCCGCAAGTCCAAGCATAACGACAGAGCCAGCAATAGTTTCAGTAAGTCTTTGTTTGTATTGAAGTTCAGTCTGAAGACTCATTGCGTATGGAGAGTCTTCGCCTTTGTTTTTCTTGTATTTATCTACAGCAAGACGAACAAATCCATATGGAGAAAACCATGCAGTCGTATGAAATACACGGGCAGGAACAAGAGCGAAACCATAAAGCATCTTAGAAAAAACCTGCATTGCTGGGCCTTGCCGTCCAGCAGCCTCTGCAATATTTTCAAGGAATGAAATTGGCAGGTAAGAAAGAATGCCATCGTCAGAAAGTTTCTTTGTTGTTTCAGTAAGGCTATCTATGTTGAGCGTTTTATTTCTACCAACAGTTTGAAGCGCATCATTGATTGCTGAATCCAATACTCTGTCTCTTATTCCAAGCGAAGAAAGTCCGGTTACAATCTCATTACGAACAGCAAGATCAGCCAAGACTCCAGCGCGATCACTCGCCATGCCATTAGACACATTTTGCATATATGTCTGCCTACGTAAATGCAGGATCATGTTGGCAAACTCCTTACGCTTGTTCTGTGGAATGTTGTTTTGCTTCATCGCCTCCATTGCATAGCGAGTAATGTTCTGATTTTCCAGTGCGGAGATAGCGCCTTGATCAAGAGAGGAAAGAACCCGTCCAGTAATCTGCGTCATACCAACAAGCATATTTGCCATGCCGTTAGCAT